GATGTCTGTTACAGGCAGGTAAAGAATTATCCTAGAAAATTGGCTGAAGACGGTAAAGGACAAAACGAAGAGGAATGGATTATAAGTATCGTTAAATGTTACAACTACCGAAACAAGAAGAACAGAATCGAATTTATTCAAAAACATAAATAGATTCCTACACGTGTTTGGAAGGGGGCGGTAGCGGGAGACTTAAGCCGCCCTTTTTAATTAGATGATAGTAAAATTATTTTCAAAAAACTACATGATAGAAAAATTTAAAAAAATATTTAGTGGTTTACAACGAGCGCATGGCTGTACCTACATTGAAAAAAAGAATGTGGATGGAACCAAACTTAAAGGTAAATCTTTTGTTAAACGTGAACCGGTTACCGATGTATTATGGGAAAATCATCTCAAAGGAATTGAACCAAGCCTAGGGATCATTCCGATCAATGAAGAAAACAAATGTGGTTGGGGATGTATTGATATTGATAGCTATGCCAGCTTCAATCATAAAAAATTATTAGACAAAATTAAAGCTATGGATCTTCCCCTAATTACTTGTAGATCTAAAAGTGGAGGAGCTCACGTATTTTTATTTACAACAGTGCCCGTGAACGCCGAAATATTACGAAATAAATTATTGTCCATCAGTGCGGTGCTAGGATATGGAAATTCAGAAATTTTTCCAAAACAGATAAAATTAAATTCCAAAGAGGATACAGGAAATTTCCTTAATTTACCCTATTTTAATTCGCAAAAAACAACCCGATATTCCTATGTGGAAAATGGGGCCGCTGCTACTCTTGATGGTTTTTTTGAAAGCTATGAAAGAAATAAACTCACTCCGGAACAACTAGAAAAACTAACAATCAAAAGGACTGAATCAGAATTAAGTGATGGTCCTCCGTGTATGGAAGCTCTTGCTGTTGAAGGAATTAGTGAAGGAGGCTCTGAAGATTCTAAACCTAAAGGTAGAGACAATGCTTTATTTCATTATGCCGTTTATGCTAAAAAGAAATGGCCATCAGAATGGAAAAATAAAATTATTTTATTTAATGAAAAGGTAATGAATCCTCCTTTGGATGACGCATCGGTAGAAAGAATTAAACTTCAACATGTGAAAAAAGAATGGGGATATAAGTGTAAAGATGAGCCCATGTGTAGTTACTGTGATAAAGAATTATGCAGAACAAGAAAACATGGAATTGGAGGAGAGATTACTTTTCCCACCCTCAGCGACTTACAAAAAATTTTACTCGATAAACCTTATTACCGTCTCAATGTAGATGGAGAAAGAATTAAATTAGAAAACGTCACGCATCTTTACGACCAACGCTTATTTCAAATAGCAGTCCTAGAACAAATTAATATAGTACTTCCTACTATTTCTACAAAAGAATGGAAAAAACTTATTCAAGATTTAATGGATGGAAGAGAAGACATTGATCCTCCAGCCGGCTCTTCCAAAATTGATCAGCTTCAATATCATCTAGAAGAATTTTGTACCAATCGTTTTTCAACAAACGCAACTAAAGAAGATATTACCCGAGGAAGTGTGTTTCAGGCAGAGAAAAAACATTACTTTATATTTAGTAAATTTTATCACGGCTTTCTAGTCAAAAAGAAATGGGACGAAAAACCTCAACATACTCATCAAATGCTAAAAGAACATTTCAAATGCGCTGAAGACAGAATACTCATAGGGAAAAAGAAAGTATCGGTTATTGTAGCCAGCTCATTAGAAAGAATTGAAGCTCCTTATATTCCTAAAGAATTCAAAGCAAAGGTCCCTTATTAATGAAAACAATAGTTTTAGGTCCGCCAGGCACCGGCAAGACTACGACCATGTTGGATAAAGTCGATGATCATTTGAAAACAACTGATCCTAATAAAATTGGGTATTTTGCCTTCACTCAAAAAGCAGCTAACGGAGCTAGGGAGCGAGCCATGAAAAAATTTAATTTAAGTGAGGATGATCTTCCTTATTTTAGAACGCTTCACTCACTCGCTTTCAGACGCTTAGGAATGAAAAAAGAAAACGTTATGCAAAAAAGTGATTATGAAAATTTAGGAAAGAGAGTTACTTTTCCCATAGATTATATGGAATAGCAAAACTACGTAATATTTCTTTTGAAAGGCAATATGATCTCAAGGAGCATACACAGGATGTAGAACTTGATAAACTTAGAACGTTAGCTGGTGAATTAGAAAGGTATAAAAAAGAACATGGCTTTATTGATTTCCATGACATGATTTTAGAATTTGTAAAATCAGATGCATCGCCGGCATTCGATGCCGTCTTCATTGATGAAGCTCAAGATTTGTCATTATCACAATGGGATATGGCAAAAAGTATCTGGAATAAATCGGGAGACTCTTATATTGCAGGCGACGATGACCAGGCTATCTTTAGGTGGGCCGGCGCTGATGTCGATAGCTTTATTGCTCAGACCGGTAAAATTTTAAACCTCACTCAGTCACATAGAATACCACGCGCCGTTCATGATGTGGCTATGAAAATTATTGGAAGAGTTTCTCATCGTCTTGTTAAAAAATGGGAACCTCGTACCCATGCCGGGACAGTAAAATCATATCATGACTTTGAACATGTCGATATGACTAAAGGAGAATGGCTTGTTCTAGCTCGCACGCGTTATATGCTCAATGATCTAGAAGAAACTCTTTATCAAAAAGGATTACATTACAAAAATAAATTTAAAAAATCTTACGAAGAAGATTTATATGAAGCGATTACCGACTGGGAAAAATTACGCCAAGGCGGATCTCTTGAACATAGTAAAATAGAAAAAATCTCCAGTTTTATGAGTCCAAAAAATTTAGAGAAAGAAAAAATGTTGGGGATGGTCAAGGATAGTTTTTATAATATCAATCAACTAAAGAAAGATTTTGGCCTACGTACAGACGCTGTTTGGTATGAAGGTTTGGATCAGGCACCTGTTAGACGGGTAGAATACATCAGAAAGATGAGAAGTAATGGAGAACAATTAAATAAAAAGCCCCGTATTTTATTATCTACAATACATGGTGTCAAGGGAGGCGAGGCCCAAAATGTGGTTCTCTTAACCGACTTAAGTTTACAGACACAAAAAGGATATGAAAGGAATCCTGACGATGAAAATCGATTGTTCTATGTGGGGGCAACCCGAACGAAAGAAAATTTACATATTATAGAACCCAAAGATTTTTATAAAAGTTATCAAATATGAAATGTAATTGTAAAGCGTGTAGATATGCATGGGGCGCTGACCTAATGTTTCTATCTGTATTAACAATAATTTTGTTTAAGGAGTTTATGCTATGAGCGTCTACAAAAAACAAATAGGAGGGAATCACTACCTAGAAATGAAAATGCAGCCAAGCGAATTCATTAACAGGAACAAATTGCAATTTGCAGAGGGAAATGCTATTAAATATATTTGCAGACATGCGTCTAAAGGAGAAGTTAAAGATCTAGAAAAAGCAAAACATTATATAGATATGATTATTGAAAGAGATTATGGATTTCCTAAAGAGAAAAAAGGAAAGATGTCCGCATAACTAATGCAACTTCCTTTGTTTAAACCACAAACCGAATGGTTGCCTCCAGAGGAATTTCCTGATCTATCAGGGTACGAAGAAATTGCCATCGATTTAGAAACCAAAGATCCTGACCTCATTAAAATGGGTTCAGGCGCTGTGACAGGCAGAGGAGATGTGACAGGCATTGCCGTTGCAGTCAAAGACTGGTCCGGGTATTATCCCATCGCTCATGAAGGCGGAGGAAACATGGACCGGAAGATGGTTCTCAAATGGTTTCAAGGTGTTCTCAATACTCCAGGAGTTAAAATTTTTCATAATGCCATGTACGATGTCTGCTGGATCAGGCACCTGGGTCTCACTATACGAGGACGAATAATCGATACGATGATTGCGTGCGCTCTCGTGGATGAGAACCAACTGCGCTATGACCTAAATAATTGTTCAAGACGTTATACCGGTAAAGGCAAAGATGAAGCTGCGCTTTATGAAGCAGCAAAATCATGGGGAGTGGATCCCAAGGCGGAAATGTATAAACTTCCTGCGCTCTACGTGGGAGCTTATGCAGAGAAAGATGCGGAGATTACTCTTGGCCTTTGGCACGAACTTAAAAAAGAAATAGAGCTTCAGGACATCGCATCCATCTTTCAACTTGAACTCGATCTTTTTCCATGCCTGGTGGATATGAGATTTCTCGGTGTACGGGTAAATCAGGAACAAGCCCTCAACGAAAAGAAAACATTACTAGAACAGGAGAAAAAGTTATTAACAGAAATTAAAACAAAAACAGGAATTGAAGTCCAGATCTGGGCTGCCCGATCCATTGCTCAGGTGTTTGATAAACTCAAACTGAAGTATGATCGAACCATAAAGACTCAGGCCCCTTCCTTCACCAAGAATTTTTTAATGCATCATCCTCACCCCCTGGTGAAGAAGATTGCCAAAGCTCGTGAGATTAATAAAGCTCACACCACATTCATTGATACCATTTTAAAACATACGCATAAGGGAAGAATCTTTGCCGAGATCAATCAGCTGCGTGGAGACAATGGAGGAACCGTGACAGGCAGATTCAGTTATTCTAATCCTAACCTACAACAGGTGCCAGCACGCAACAAAGACCTCGGACCACGGATTAGGAGCTTATTCCTGCCTGAGGAGGGCCATAGATGGGGCTGTTTTGACTATAATCAACAAGAGCCTAGGCTGGTAGTGCATTACGCAGGATTGCAAAATTTGTACGGCGTAGACGGCGTTTTAGACGCGTACAAGGCGGGCAATGCAGATTTCCACCATATTGTAGCCGATATGGCTCAGATCCCAAGAATACAAGCCAAGACCATTAATCTAGGATTATTCTATGGAATGGGAAAAAATAAATTACAGGCAGAGCTCGGAGTCGGTAAAGAAAAAGCCGAAGAACTTTTTAAACAGTATCACGATAAAGTTCCATTCGTTAAACAACTCATGGATTCGGTCATGGCACGGGCGCAAGAGTCAGGAAAGATTAGAACTCTACTTGGAAGGCTGTGCCGATTTCCAT